AAGAACAAGTGGTAAGATAGAATGTTGGTGGTCAAGGGGCAATACATTCGATCCCATCATTTTAGATAGAATTGCAGAAGATGCTGGCAAGCAAAGTTTGCTCAATCAATATCTAAAGCACTATGCAGTACGTGATACTCGCACATTCATTGATGCGAAATTTAACTTCGATATTGATCCTAATGGGTTTATACCTGTTAAGGACGTAGAGAAGTGGGAATACAATTTTAACGCCCATGACAGTAAACATGACGTAGCGGCTGATATCCTACGTTTACAATCGATTACTAGGGCAGAACATGACTTGGAGCAAACTGAAATATGAAACTACAAATATCAATCGAAGAACTTCGAAAACATAAAATCTTTATTGGAACACCAATGTATGGTGGCAACTGTAGTGGGTCATACACAAAATCATGCACAGACTTGGCAATGATGTGTGCCGCTAATGGCATTGATATCCGCTTCTATTACTTGTTTAATGAGAGTTTGATACAAAGGGCAAGAAACTATGTCGTTGATGAATTCTTACGTTCTGACTGCACCCATCTAGTGTTTATCGATTCTGATATTGCATTTGACCCTCGTGACATATTAGGTCTTATCGCAATACAAGTAGCCGATCCCAAGTATGATATTGTTACAGGTCCTTATCCTAAGAAAACCATTGCATGGGAGAAGGTCAAGAAAGCCGTAGAGCTAGGAAAGGCAGATGAAACACCTTTTGCTTTAGACCAATATACAGCGGATTATGTTTTCAATCCAATTAACAAACTTGCTAGTTTTAATATATCTGAGCCACTTGAAGTTGGGGAAGCAGGTACAGGGTTTATGTGTATCCATCGTGATACATTCGTAAAATATGCAGAAGCATATCCAGAACTAAGATATAAGCCAGATCATATTAGAACTGATAACTTTGATGGTACTAGAGAGATTACAGCGTTCTTTGATTGTGTAATTGATCCCAAGAGTAAGAGATACCTTAGTGAAGACTATTTCTTCTGCCAAAAAGCACGAGCTATTGGCATGAATGTTTGGATGTGTCCTTGGATGCAAATAAATCATATTGGTGCTTACATCTTTAAGGGTAACATGTCGGCTATTGGTTCGCTAGGTGTATCAGCTACGGCTGATAGGACTGCAAGTAAAAAAACATACAAAAAAGATTGACAAACTAACACGCAAGTGTTATTCTATACAAATAACTAAACTTTGGAGACTATATAATGAAATTTTCTGAACGAACTCTGGCAATACTCAAGAGTTTTTCCACTATCAACAAGTCTATCTTGATGGAACAGGGGAACACGCTTAAAACTATTACGCCAGAAAAAACCTTGATTGCACAGGCGACTATTGCTGATAGCATTCCGTCTCAAGCATGTATTTACGATTTATCACGTTTTTTATCTATTTTAGGTCTATATAAAGAACCTGATGTAGAATTTCATGATAAATACTTCTTGGTAACTGAAGGCAAGCAACGTACCAAGTATGTATTTGCTGATATATCTATGATTCATGCGGCTCCTACAAAGCAGATTGAGCTACCGACTAAAGATGTTGAAGTGAATGTTGCATGGGATGATCTTCAATCAGTTATTAAAGCGGCAGGTGTACTTCAATTCCAAGAAGTCGCATTTGTCGGTGAGGATGGTAAAATTTACCTCAAGGCTATTAGTAGCACTGATACGGGTGCTGATGATTATGGTATTGAAATTGGTTCTACCAACGATACCTTTAAGGTTATTATCAAAACAGATAACCTTAAGCTATTGCCTCAAGACTACAGCGTGACGTTATGCGCTAAAGGCATTTCTGAGTTTAAAAGCCCAGATGCTACATACTATGTGGCAATCGATACCAAATCAACTTATCAAAAAGGATAGATAATATGAGTGAACAAGAACAACAACAACAAGAACCTGTATCAATTTCTTTACAGGATATTGCAACAATCGTACAACTAATTGATGTTGTAAGTCGCCGTGGTGGAATTGAAGGGCGTGAACTAGCAGGTGTGGGTATCCTACGCAATAAGCTAGAAGTGTTCCTACAACAAAACGCACCACAAGGTGAAGCACCAGAAGGTGGATTACCAGATGCTCCAGCAGATGTACCTGCGGATGCTCCAATGGCTGACAAGGTAGTTAGTTAAGATTAAGCGACGTAGGCTCTCGCTATAAACCTACAACTTATTTTATATTATGATGAATGGTGATGACATGTCAGTAGATGCAAAAACAAATGAAGTATTGTGGGTAGAGAAATACAGACCACAAAAGATTGAAGATACAATTCTTAGCCCAAAGCTAAAGCAAAGCTTCCAAAAATTTATACAAGACGATAGTGTACCAAACCTATTGTTATCTGGTGGCCCAGGTGTTGGCAAAACTACTGTAGCTAAAGCTATGCTTGAAGAAATGGGTTGTGATTACATTATCAAGAACGGCTCTTTGAACATGGGTATTGATACTTTACGCTATGATATATCTACATACGCATCGGCTGTATCTCTTGCAGGTGGACGTAAGTATGTTATCATTGATGAGGCTGATTACCTAAACGCCGCTAGTGTACAGCCAGCAATGCGTAATTTCATAGAAGAATACTCTTCTAACTGTGGATTTATTTTCACATGTAACTTTAAGAACCGCATCATACCACCACTACGCTCTCGTTTGTCTGAGGTTGATTTTACGATAGAGAACAGTGAGAAACCAAAACTAGCGGCTTCGTTTTATAAACGTGTTCTATCTATTTTAGATCAAGAGAACGTAAAGTACGATAACAAGGTTGTTGCCAAGGTTGTAGAACAACACTTCCCCGATTTCCGTCGTGTACTTACTGAACTACAATCATATGCGGCTTCTGGTAGTATTGATGAAGGTATCTTTGTTAATCTCAAACAAGAGTCTGTAGATGAAGTGTTCCGTATGTTAAAAGCCAAAGACTTTACCAACATGCGTAAATGGGTTGCCAAGAATTCTGATCAAGATATGAATGAACTGTTTCGTCGTATCTATGATGTCGCAAATGAAAAAGTTGAACTGCGTAGCCAACCAGGATTTGTGGTGACACTTGCAGATTATATGTATAAAGCTAACTTTGTTGCAGACCTTGAAGTAAACATGGTTGCGTTTATGACTGAAGTTATGATGGAAGCTGAGTACAAATGAAAATAAGTAGTACAACCATACAACCTGTTTTGAAAACAGTTTTTAATAAAGACAAGCCACGAGAAGAACCATCTGATAAAGTGGCTCGTTTCGCGCAGTACATGAAAGACAAAAAAGATGGGTAAGTGGGCTGATGCGTTATTCAGCAAAGCTATATGTTGGGAATGCAATAAGAGAATACCTAAGAAAGATATTAACACAGTTAACGTCGATACACAGGATGGTAAGCTAAGCTTGAAACTTTGTGCTACTTGTGTTATACCGTTTAATGATATGCTAAAAGACTTGGAGAATACAATTGCCGAAAGAAATAACACCCTTTGATTTTATGAATGCGGCGTCTTTTTCTAAAGATGATATAATCGCAGACAATGAAGTCCCAGAGCAAGCTGAAAAGCTATATATACCGTATATTGTAAATCGTGGTTTTGCAAACTTTGAGGATACAATTCTTCATGCTAATGAAATGAATATGCGTCCTGATCTATTCAATGGCGCACAGTTCAACTACTATCGTGGTGCATTGCGTAAACGTAAACGGTTCTCTAAATGGCCTAAAGCAGACAAAGATGTGGATTTAGATGCAATACAACAAGTGTATTCATGTAACCGCACAGTTGCTAAAATGTATAAGAAAGCTTTGAATGACAACCAACTAATCAGAGTGCGTATGAAATTAGAAGAAGGGGGTTAGAGAAAAGCCAATTTAGATAAATATATTCGATGGTCGAAGTATTTGACGATCAGCATAACATAATAATAATAAAAGAAGGTGCTGTAGACTATGAGTTCAGAAGATATATTTAAAGGTGTGGGAATTGAGGTTTCTCTTCCAACGCCAGATAGTTTCCTAAAAGTAAAAGAAACTCTCACCCGAATTGGCATTTCATCAAGAAAAGAAAAGAAGTTGTATCAGACTTGTCATATCTTGCATAAACAAGGTAGATATGCTATACTACACTTTAAAGAGTTATTTATCCTAGATGGGAAGAAAGACACTTTTATCGAAGAAGACGCCTCAAGACGTAATACAATCGTCAACCTGTTAGAAGAGTGGGAATTGGTATCTGTTATACAAACAGAAAAAGCTCAAGACCCTGTAGCTCAACTAAACCAGATCAAAATCTTATCTCACAAAGAGAAAAGTAATTGGACGCTAGAAGCAAAGTATAATATTGGAAAGAAGTGAAAATGAATATTTATAGAATGAATGAAAATGCACAACTGCCAGAGTACGCTACAAAAGGCTCAGCTTGTTTTGACATTAAAGCCTGTTTCAAAAAGGGAGATTTCCTTCAAGGTTTCAACTCTTGGAACAAAGCACAGAAAGTAGCAGTTAAGGGTGTATCAACAGTACAAGATGCATTTCAGCTACCACCAGGAATTAGGGTCTTAGTACCCACAGGATTGATTTTCGACGTACCAGAAAAACATGTTTTAAAACTGTTTATCCGTTCTGGCATGGCATACAAAAAAGGATTATCTTTAGCAAATGGTACGGGTATTATCGACTCTGACTACACACTAGAGACTTTTATTATGCTACAAAACAATACCGATAGCCTTGTACAGATCACAAATGGTGATCGTATAGCTCAAGGAATGGTTGAAAAATATACTCAACAAAAATTCGTGGAGACAACCAAAGAATTAGAGTTAACAGAGCGCGATGGGGGTTTCGGTTCAACAGGAGAATAGGCTATGCTTAAATACTTAATACCGTTAACTATCGTCGCATCTGGAGTTGTGGCGCAAGAGATACCACCTTTCCAAGCAATCCAAGCTTGTTCGACGATGCCTCGTGTGGCAGAACAAATGCGTCAATATGGTGAAGAAATTTTGTTTAACGGCAAAATTCTACAGCAACATGCAAGTGGTCAACTTATTAATACTGAATTTGTTTTTAGTACAAATCAAGATACAGGTTCTTGGACTTTGGTTTCCTTGTTTCCGAATGGTTGGACGTGTTTAGTAGCTAATGGTACTGAATTTAAGCCTTTTGTCAGATAAATTTAAGATTACGACGAAAACATTTTATAAATAAACGTGTGATGCCTAATGGGTCACACACATTAATCTTGCTTAATAAAGGAGATAGCAAAATGAATACACGTAGAATCACAACTGATTTTCTAAACGATCCATTCTTAATCGGCTTTGACCGAATGATTGAAAGAATGAGAGACACAACCCCAAATCAACAGGCTTACCCACCATATAACATCGTCAAGGTAGACGATGACCAATATGAATTGCAATTAGCAATTGCTGGGTTCACCTATGACGATCTTGATATTCAGATCAAAGAAGGGGTACTAACAATCGAAGGTAAACAAGAAGCCACAGACGATAAACATTATATTCATCGTGGAATTTCTGGTCGTTCCTTCTCAAGAGTTTTCACACTAGCTGATACAGTTGTTGTGAATGGCGCTGACCTTATCGATGGTATCTTAACCGTCAAATTGGAAAACGTAATACCAGAAGCTAAGAAACCTCGAAAGATTGAAATCAATCGTGGGGAAGCACAGCTTCTAAAGGGGTGATGTCCTAAGCATTAGTGGGGGGATTAATTTTCCCCCATTTTTTAATGATTACTTGACATTTTGAGGTAATCGTGATAGAATAGAAGTACATTTAAATTATGTAAGGAGATTAACACTAATGGCAGGTAAAACAGCAGTTGTGTTTTCATGCGCCCACAGTGACCCATCAG